GTAACTTAGATTTCTTCCTAGCACAATACGATAATGATGTCAAGACTGCAACGAACATTGATGAAGCAGAAACTTGGCGGCCTTCAAAAGGAGGTCATGGATTTAATCTTGAAGACAAACAACAAGAGTATATCCAAAGATTTAAATATAATGGGGAATACATCTTTACGAAACAAAGTATAGAACGGTATGATGTTGTTGATAGAAAGTATGATGTTGTCTTTTGTAATATAGACACACTTAAAGGGAAGATGAAGGTTTTGCCAGATATCTTTATCAAAATGTGGTCTTTTATGGGATTAGTTGACACTACAAGAGAAAGAATGACAACGGAATACGAAGAAGATTTTAGTAATGTGTTGGTAACAACGAACATGACTGTATTCTCTAATAAGAAGTTAGATTATGAAGTCGATATCGTTCCAACCTCCACAAAACTAAGTGACAATAGAATTTTTGTTTATAAGGCGGAAGAATTACGGGTGTAATTCGATTGTTTTATAAATAAAAGTATATAAATATAATTATAATTAAATTTAACAAATTAAGGAGAAATCCCCATGGCTAATGAATTAGACAAAACCATTGAGGAATTAGAAGCGGAAGTTTTGGCAGAATTAGAAGAAGCCAATGGTGCTGATGCTCCTAAGAGAGGCGCAATGAAAGCCGAACCAATGGATAAAGCTGATGTTGACGGCGCTAAGGGTGGAGACGAAGTTCAAGACACAGGTAAACCTGTAGTTGACGGAGAACAATCGGATGCACCTGTTAAGAAAGTCGTAGCTAAAGCTAAAGAAATTGCTGGTGATCCTGCTCAGAAAAAAGAAGGCAAACCAGACGCAACTCCTAAACTTAAAGAAGAAGAAGATAAAGATGACGAGAAATCTTTAGACACTAAATCTGAAGGTGATAAAGAAGTTGCAAAAGAAGAACAAAAAGAAGAAGTCGTTGACATTGAAGAAATGCAAGGTCAAATGATGAAGGCAATGAAGTCTATGAAAAAAGATGAAATGTCTGAGTTATATGCTTCTTACATGAAGGCTTCTATGAATAAGACTAAAGACGAAATGTTCAAAGAAATGCAAGATGGCATGAAAAAAATGAATGCTGGAAAAATGCAAGAAATGATGAGCAAAGTGTCTAAGAACTCTGAAGCAAAAGAAGCTGAAGCATCTGCAAAAACTGAGGAAAGATTAAAATCAGTTGATGTTAAAGAACATGTTGATGCTCTTTTATCAAACGACTCAAATCTTTCAGAAGATTTCAAAAACAAAGCAGCTACAATTTTCGAAACTGCTGTTAAATCTAAAATCAGAACTGAGATCGAAAGACTAGAAGGCGAATATGCTGACGAGTTAATTGAAGCTCAAACTGAAAACAGAAAATCGATAACTGAAAAAGTTGATAACTATTTAAACTATGTTGTCGAAGAGTGGATGAAAGAAAACGAACTTGCTCTTGAAAGAGGACTAAAGGGTGAGATCGCTGAAGATTTTATAGGTGGTCTAAAAACATTGTTTGAAGATCATTATATCGATGTGCCTAACGACAAGTACAATGTACTTGAAGCACAGGCAGACAAAATCTCTACACTAGAAAAGAAATTAGAAGAAACTATTCAACAAGTTGTTGAACAGAAAAAATCTAACTCTGATCTAATTAAAGAGAAGGTTATGTCAGAGGTCACTTCTGATCTAACTGAAACAGAAATTGAGAAGTTCCAAACTTTGGCTCAGGATGTTGAGTACTCAAACGAAGCTGGTTATACTGAAAAGTTAAACACAGTTAAAGAGTCTTACTTCCCTAGACAAAAAGTTGAAACTTCAAGCGTTAATGATGAAGTAGAAACTGGCACCGCTGTACAGGACATTACAGAGGGTTCCCCTATGGATAGATATACAAAGGCCATAGGAAAAACTGCTGTAACACACGGCAATTAATAAATATAGATAAAAAGGAGAAACAAAATGTTTCAAACACAACATCTACAAGAAAAGTGGCAGCCAGTCCTAGAGCACCCTGAATTACCAAAAATTGAGGATGCATACAGACGAGCTGTGACTACTTTGATCTTGGAAAACCAAGAGAAGTCTTTGAAAGAAGACAGAAGCTTCTTAGGTGAAGCTGCACCAACTAACGCAACTGGCGCTAATGTTGACAATTGGGACCCGATCCTAATTTCACTTGTTAGAAGAAGTATGCCTAACTTAATAGCCTATGACGTATGTGGCGTTCAACCGATGACTGGTCCAACAGGACTTATTTTTGCTATGAGAGCAAGAGCTGCATCAGGTGACGGCGCAGAGGCATTAGCTGACGAACAAATTCCATTCTTGTCAAACCAAGATGCTGCTGGTAATACTGGTGGTGGAGATCAATCTGGTACTAACCCTGCTGCATTGAACGACTCACCAAGTGCTGGTACTTACTCAACTGCAACTGGTATGACTACAACTGAAGCTGAGACTTTGGGTGATGGCACAGACGAGTTCGCTGAAATGGCTTTCAGTATTGAAAAACATACTGTTACTGCTGTATCAAGAGCTCTTAAAGCTGAATACACAATGGAACTTGCTCAAGACCTTAAAGCAGTTCACGGCTTAGACGCTGAGACTGAGTTAGCAAACATCCTATCTGCTGAAATCTTAACTGAGATCAACAGAGAAGTAGTTAGAAATATTTACTTTTCAGCTGTAAAAGGCGCGGCAGTAAATACAACAACTGCAGGTATCTTTGATTTAGATACAGACTCAAACGGAAGATGGTCTGTTGAGAAATTCAAAGGACTATTATTTGCTATCGAAAGAGATGCGAATGCTATAGGACAACAAACCAGAAGAGGAAAAGGTAACATCATCATAACAAGTGCTGACGTTGCATCTGCTCTTCAAATGGCTGGAGTATTAGACTACACTCCTGCTCTTTCAACTAACCTAAATGTTGATGACACAAGCACAACTTTCGCTGGTGTACTTAACGGTAGATACAAAGTATATGTTGACCCGTATGCAGCTAATGTTGCAGCTAGTCAATACTATGTTTGTGGTTACAAAGGAACATCACCTTACGATGCTGGTATGTTCTATTGCCCATATGTACCTCTACAAATGGTAAGAGCAGTTGGTGAAAATTCATTCCAACCTAAAATTGGTTTCAAAACTAGATATGGTATTGCGGCTAACCCGTTCCACACAGGAACAGTAGCAGCAGGCGCAAATGGAGCAATCTCTATTTCTGCAAATACTAACAAATATTACAGAAGAGTTAAAGTTACAAACTTAATGTAATCCTAGTTGGATATCAAATTCGAAAAAGGGCGCTTCGGCGCCCTTTTTTTTTAATCATATAAATAACAATATGAAAACAATATTACTCACAATCAGTCTAGCAATACTTTTAACTTCTTGTTCATCAGAGATTAAATGGAAGTTTAAAGGATATAATGAAGCATTTTGGGATAAGGTTAACGCACAAATAGAAGCGTACAAAGACTTACCCGAAGAAGATAAAGAAATGATTCAGAAAGCTAATGAGAAAGAGTGGGAAGAGATAGATAAATAGTATTATGGCTATAAGAGGACAACCATCAAATATCGATTATGCGTCACCAACGCAGTTTCAACTGGTTATTAATCAGTTACCAGAAGTAGAGTTTTTTATAACTAACTTAACATTACCTGGTATCAATCTTGGTGAAGCAGTTATTCCAACACCTATGAAACAGATACCTGTTATGGGTGATGAAATTACATTCGAAAATCTTTCATTACAATTTTTAGTTAATGAAACATTCGAAAACTATATGGAAATACACAATTGGTTAATTGCAATTGGTTTCCCACAATCACATACACAATTTTCTAATTGGCGATCAACTAATTCTGTTACACCAGAAGCATCTAGGGGTAAAGAAACAGACATAGGTGAAACAACTCTTAGAACATCGGCAAAGGGTATGTTCTCAGACGCAACAATAACATTACTTACAAATAAAAACAATCCTATTGCAGAAGTAAAATTTCAAGACCTTCACCCTGTAGCATTAACAGCTTTAGAGTTTTCGCAAGAACAAACAAGTGTCGATTATCTTAAAGCAACTGCTGAGTTTCAATATAAATATTATACTATTAATAAATTTGTTTAGGAGAAATCTTATGAATATGTTTAAGAGACTAGAAAAGAAGTTTAGTGCATGGCTTTTTAGTTGGCAAAAACCAATTAAGACATATAAATTTTCAGAAAATTTTGGTGGTAAGAAAAAAGTTGATGTAAAAGACTTAAAGAAAAAGTCTAAAAAAGATTTAGAAAAGATAGGTCGTAAAGTTGGAATCGAATTAGATAGAAGACTTACTAAAGATAAACTTATCAGAGCAATCAAAAAAGCAAGTAAATAACCCTTGACATTCTACACCAATTAGTGTAGTATATTTTTATTATGACTTTAGACGAATTAAAACAAATCGTATATAAAGAACTACCTGTAAACAAAGATCATTTAGATACAGAAGCTTTACGGAATCAAGAACTATACGCAAAATTTTTAGACTACAAAACCAATTTCGCTTTCTTACTTGCGAAAGCGAAAGGGGAATACAAAGTACTTTACCGACAGAAATGGGAATACTATGGTGGAAAGGCTGATGCCAAAATATATGCTACCAAACCATTTGATTTAAAAGTACTTAAAACAGACCTTTCAGTTTACATCGAATCCGATGAAGACATTATCAAATCCGAAAATAAAATAGTTTATCTAGATGAAACTTGTAAGTACATTGATGGTGCTTTAAAGTCTATTCAAGCTAGAGGGTGGGATATTAAGAATTGTTTGGAGGCTCAAAAATTTGAAGCAGGATTACAGTAATGCGACAAGATTTTTGGTTTACCAATATAAAACAAATGCGAAACGAAGAGTATTCGTTTCTAGAAGATTTTATTTCCAATAAAACTCAAGGTAATATATTAGAGATAGGTCAAGGTGGGTCTACGGTTATTATCTTAGATGCAACAGCAGATACAGATAGAAAACTTACATCAATAGATTTAAAAGATAAATTAAAAGATGTTGTAAAATATCTTCCAAAAGATTATGTCGAAAGATTTAATCATATTAAAGAAGACTCCCATAAAGTATCATTAAAAGAAAAGTTTGGTGTTATTCTTATTGATGGTGAACATTACGGAAACTCTATAAGAAAAGACACAATGAATTTTTGGAATAATCTTGAAGATAATGGTTATTGTATTTTTCATGACTATAATTTATTTAATGATGTAACAAAGTTTGTTGATGATTGGGTAAACAAATTTGACCAGGCAGAAATATATAAACAAAATCATAATTTGATTGTTGTAAAAAAGCGTTAAGATATGTCAGAGATTGTTTGGATAAAGAAAATTAATGATGTACATCTTTATGTTCATTGCGAGCCATCGGTAGCAAAAGAACTATCAACTTATTTTACTTTCGAAGTACCAGGTGCTAAGTTTATGCCCACGGTTAGAAATAGAATGTGGGATGGTAAGATAAGATTATTTTCTTTACGAAACAATACAATCTATGTAGGTCTACTTCCATATATAAAAGAATTTTTAAATCAGAATGGTATAACATATACTATTGATGATAATCTTAAACACGATCCTAATGTTACAGAAAAAAATGTCATAGGATTTATCAAATCACTTAAAATCCCTTTAGAATATAGAGACTATCAATTACAATGTATTATTAGTGCATTGATGAAACAAAGAGGTTTGTTTGTATCACCAACTGCAAGTGGTAAGTCATATATCATTTATGTATTAGTTAGATTTTATTACTTGGTGTTACTTAATGGAAAAAAGAAGATACTAATTATTGTACCAACAACATCTTTAGTAGAACAAATGGCAACAGACTTTGTATCATATGGTTGGTCACAAAAAAAGATACACAAAATATATTCTGGTTATGATAAAGAGACACATAAACCTGTGGTTATATCTACATGGCAATCACTATACAAAATGCCTAAAAAATTTTTTAAAGATTATAAAGTTATCTTTGGTGATGAAGCACATTTATTTAAAGCAAAGTCTTTAACAATGATTATGGAAAAATTAGAAGATTGTCCATATAGATTTGGATTTACAGGTACACTAGATGGTACACAAACAAATAGATTAGTATTAGAAGGTTTGTTTGGAGCTGCCGAACATGTAACAACAACAAAAGAGCTTATGGATAAAGATACAATTGCCAAACTATCAATTGATTGTTTATTACTAAGACATGATGAAAAAGTAAGTAAACAAATGTGTAGTAAAGATTTTTCATACAACGATGAAATAGATTATTTAATATCTCATGATAAAAGAAATAAGTTTATTAGAGACTTATGTAAGAATGTAAAAGGAAATGTATTATGTCTTTATACAAGAGTTGAAAAACATGGTGAAAGACTATTAGAGTTGTTTAAAGATATAGGTAAAGAAGTTTATTTCGTACATGGTGGAGTAGGAACGGATGATAGAGAACAGATTAGGAACATCGCTGAAAAGAAAAATAATATTGTTATACTTGCATCTTACGGAGTTTTTTCTACTGGTATTAATATTCGCAACTTACATAATGTTGTATTTGCATCACCATACAAATCTAGAATAAAAGTATTACAATCAATAGGTCGTGGTTTAAGGCGTACTGAACAAAAGAAAGGTGTTAAACTATTTGATATAGCAGACGATCTTTCATATAAAAATAAAAAGAACTTTACACTATTGCATTTTCAAGAACGAATAAATATCTATAATGAGGAACAATTCGATTATAGAATTGATAGGGTCAACATATGATACACAATGAAACCCTTATCAGCGTGTCGCTAATTTCGTTTAAACCATACTTAAAAGGACATATATGTATTACATTAAATTAACTAATGGCGATGATCTTGTATGTGATATTCAATCATCTACTAAGGATGATTATACAACAATGATTAATCCAATGAAAATGAATACGCATCCAGCGTTATCAGAGAGAGGTATTGTTGAGACTTTAACTTTGACTGCATGGTTACATCCATATTCAGATGACAGTAGCATTAAAGTAAAAAAATCATCAATAGTTACAATAGCACCTGCGTCAGCAGGGTTAATAAGTTTTTACAGAAGACAACTTAAAGTATTTTTAAATAATGAGAAAGCCCTTTCTAAAAAAGAATGGGAAGTAAAAGAAAGAGGAGAACGAATTGGGCGTAGGTTACATACTAGACCTACAAGAGAACAATATGATGAAATCTTGGATCAGCTCGCTGATTTGGAAAGTGAAGACATGATGCATCGTCCACCTATCGATAAGAAAAAGTTACATTAAATCCCAAAAAATCCTTGACAACATATAGTATTATATGTTAGTTTAACACAATATATAAAATGAATCAATGGCTAAAGTAAAATCAAAAAAAGAACATTATGTAGATAATAAAAAACTCTTTGAAGAAATGAAAAAATTTAAAGAGCTTTGTAAGGATGCTTCAGAGTGTGGTGATGAAAGACCTGCTGTACCTCATTACATCGGTGAATGTTTTTTAAAGATCGCAAATGGATTATCATTCAGACCTAACTTTGTAAACTATACTTACAAAGAAGAAATGGTATCAGATGGTATTGAAAACTGTTTGCAATATCTTTATAACTTTGACCCATCTAAATCCAATAATCCTTTTGCATATTTCACACAAATAATCTATTATGCTTTTATTCGAAGAATACAAAAAGAAAAAAAGCAAACACATATCAAACACAAAATTATAGAAAAGTCAGCATATATGACTCATACACAATTACCTGGTGATAATACTGCTTATAGTATTCAAGGTTTTGATCCAACTATTATGTTACCAGATGAGCCTGTATATAAAACAAAAGAAAAAGTGAAAGATCATGCGAATGAAGGTTTAGAAGTTTTTATGGAAGACGATAAAAAATGAAAGTAGCAATTATAACAGATACACACTTTGGTGCTAGAAATGATAATGATAACTTCTCAGAATATTTTTATAATTTCTATGAGGGAATATTCTTTCCTTATTTACAACAACATGGTATAACAACAGTTTTACATTTAGGCGATCTTATGGATCGTAGAAAATATGTTTCATATAAAACTGCTAAAGAGTTTAGAGAAAGATTTATATTACCATTAAAACATTTAAAAATAGACTTTCATTGTTTAGTAGGTAATCATGATATCTATTTTAAAAATACAAATGATGTAAACTCATTACAAGAATTAATAGGTGAATCAAATAAGAAGTTTCATTTATATGCAGATGCAACAGAAGTTAATATAGGTGGACTAGACATTTTGTTTATGCCATGGATTAATCAACAAAATTATATTTATTCTATGGGTATGATTGATGAAACTAAAGCACAAATTTGTATGGGGCATTTAGAGATTAAAGGTTTCCAAATGCATAAAGGACAGATAAACGAACAAGGATATGAAAAAGAATTATTTAAAAAGTTTCATACAGTATTCACAGGTCACTTCCACCACAAATCAGATGACGGACATATCTATTATCTAGGTAATCCTTATGAGATTTATTGGAATGATTATAATGACAAAAAAGGATTCCATATATTTGATACAGAATCTTTAGAATTAAAAAGAATAGTTAATCCATTAAGGATACATGAAAAAATTTATTATGATGATTCGCAAGAAGATTATGACAAACATGATGTATCACAATATCAAAGAAAATATGTTAAAGTTATTGTTGTAAATAAAAAAGACTTATACAAATTTGATATGTTCATGGAACGATTATTAAAAGCAAATGCACATGAAGTTAAGATTATAGAAGACTTTTCAGATACAAATGCTGACAATGTGTCAGATGATATTGTTAAGTATGCTGAAGATACTACAACATTATTAGACAAATACATTGATGAATTAGAAATTGATTTAGATAAAGATAGACTTAAAAGTACTATGCGAGGATTATATAATGAAGCTCAAGACTTGGAACTCTAAGTATAAAGTAATATACGCAGACCCGCCATGGGCTTTCAAGACCTATTCAGATAAAGGAAAAGATAGAAGTCCTGAGCAACATTATGATTGTATGAATATGAAAGACATATGTAATTTACCTGTTGAAAAATTAGCAGACAAAGATTGTGTTTTATTAATGTGGATGATTGATAGTATGATGCCACAGGCATTAGAAGTTATTAACAAGACAGTTGGATTCACATGGGCGAAAACAAATAAAAACAAATTAGGATTTTTTACAGGTCTAGGTTATTGGACTAGATGTAATCCTGAGCAATGTTTGTTAGCAACAAAAGGCAAACCACAAAGAATTTCAAAATCAATCCCACAATTAGTTGTAGATAAACGACAAGAACATAGTCGTAAACCAGAGATCATTTATTCTCATATAGAAAATTTATTAGAAGGTCCATATGTAGAATTATTTGCTAGAAGAGAACGAGCAGGTTGGGATAGTTGGGGTAATGAATTATGAAAAAATGGAAAGACAATATAGAAGATTTTTTTAAATGGGTTAAAGGAACTGAGTTAGTTGAACTTGATAATATCGATGTATCAGAGGACCCAGTAAGACCTGAGTTAACTTTAGGTTTTAGAATTACACATGGTAGAAAAATCTTTGGGTTAAAATACAATGATGAGATTGAAGCAATTATCTGTGTTGCATTTTGCCCAGAGGTTCCTTTTACTGTTAGAGAAATGGATTACATGTCTAGAGTTAAAGACGGTAAAGTTGGAGTTGCATATACAGTATGGTCTAGAAAAAGAGGTGCAGGCAGAGAAATAATTAATAAGTTATTAGAGTTTGTAAAAGAGAAACCATATATTAAACGACTAGTAACCTTATCGCCTTTAACACCTATGGCTACACATTTTCATATGAAGAATGGTGCAAGATTAGTTAGTATAAATTCCACAACACAAAACTTTGAGTATCTATGGTCGGTACATTAATGGCAATTGATCCAGTAGATTATGAAAACTTAAAAGAGTATTACGACTTTCAAAGAAAAAAAGAATACAATAGAGAACA